TGCCTGCAATTGCTTGCCAAGGTTTGCTAAATCCATACTTTCTCTCATACATCAAACACTTTATTAATTTCCAACTTTATCCTCTTCTCAATATCTGCCTCTAATTTACGACTTCTGCCAATAAATTGTCGCTTCGGCATCGTTCGCCCTAGCCTATCGGTTTGCCCCTCGTTATGTCTAGCAGCATATTGTACACCGCGTGTACCTATGGCTATTCTAGCAAAACTAGCAGTCAATAAACGTACAGCACGTAATAAACGCCCTGACTTTATCAGATTAGCACGTTCCCGTATTGTCCTGCTTGTTCGTGTTCTCGATAACCTTTTCCAACGCGGTACCCACTGTTTAAAAGAAGAGTCAGTAAAGCCGCCCTTTCTAAAGCTATCCTTAAAGAAGTTAACAGCCTTGTTACCTAATATGCGGGGCAATTCTCTCTTCTTAGTCCTGAATATCCTTAAAGACTTGTCTAAGTTAAAGCTGCCTATTTTCTTAAAGCTCATTTTTTATAAAATTCCTCCCACCACCAAAATGCATTAATTAATACATACCAAATTCCTACCATAATAACACATATTAGAAGTATTATCATAGCGGGTCGGTTCCAGTTGGTAACGGCAAATCAAAGTTGCGATTCCTATATGCTATATCCGATCGCTGTACAGTGAAATATGGATGTTGGTCGCGCCCCTTTTCCCTAAATATTAGTCTCTCTTCACCTGGATTCATGGTAAACAGCGGGTCTTGATTCTTCACTACATTAGAAATATTCGTTACTGGCTCTTCTCCTTGCTCTAATTGACTAGTTGTACATCTACAGTTGGACGTGTAGATGTTATTCGCTATATTTATACCATTAAGTGAAGTAAAATCATAGACATGCCCGCTAAAATCCAACTCCCTGACCTTGACAACATTGTCGAGAGATATAACGCTGGGGTCAGCGTTAATCAACTCAGCAAGGAATTCAGTGTCTCCAGAGCTTGTGTCGGGCGCAACCTTATATCTGCTGGCGCCATCTTGCGGGGTCAATCCGAAGCTGAAAAAACGAAATGGGATCGAATGTCTAGTGAGCAAAGAAAAAGGCAAGTAGAGAAGGCACATAATGCCTGCCGGGGTAGAAAGCATTCGATTACTGAGAAGATTCAAAGAGCTGAAACTGTCTACCAAAAGACGCTCCTTGTTGGTGGAATGGAGGGTGAACTTACCCAAATCCTCAGTAGATGTAAAGTTGTTGTATCCCAGCAATTCCCTATTTATATCTATAATGTCGACTTGGCTATCAAACCACTTAGCATCGCCATCGAAGTCCAATCCAACAGTCAGAATTTGCTTAGAGCCAAACATCTTGTCAAGCGTGCTGAATATATCTGCGGCGCGGGTTGGTTCCTTATATATGTAATCATCGACCATAGCAATAGAACAACTAACATCGGAGCTATCGCAAACCACATTATCGCCATTTGTAATCTTGTTCGCCGCGATAAATCCGTTTACGGTAAGTATGCCATGATTGGGCGTAACGGTGAGGTGTTTCCCTCCACTCGTTATGATTTCAATAACCTTACCCGTATAATGTGAACGTTGCGCACCAACGACTTTACTTGCTATTTTTGTATCCCCTAAGTAACAGTTCCAGCCGTTGGGTGGCATGTGGTCATCCCAAAACGGATCATCTACAGGACGCACTATCCCTTCCCATGCAGCATGTTCAGGACGCACAAGGCTATCTAAGGCCGTTTGGTATTGAAGTAATGGCAATACATCCTTATTAGCTTGTATTTGCTGCCATTGTTGTGCTGATTGTGCCTGCCCTACCGCTGTGTCGAACTCAGTTCTAAGCCACTGTTCATTAAATTGGCTGTAGATAGGGTCTACGCTAGCTTTAAAGTCCCTGAAAGGTCTGATAAAACCATCTGAGTCTACAATGAAGTTAGACATATCCTTGACCTGCTGGAAGGTCTTAGCAGCGGAAAACCTGTAGACATTTTGGTTTAACGACACCCCTAACCCAAATAAGGCCGCCTCCTCTTTTGAAAAAGCCCCAAAGCCCTCCATCCAGCCACCTCTTAACTCGTTCCCTGTATCTATGTATAAGTTTCGTGGAAGCCTGCGCTCATGAATGCGCCCATTCCAGATGTTGCGTAATAGTAAGTTCTTTTCCTCCTCTGATAACATCTATTGCCAATATTCTATAGTTACCCACCCACGATTAAAAAAGAAAGAATCATAGTTGCTGCAATCAAATAAGCCACCCGCCCTTCTGGCAAGGTTTATTATTCCTGCATTTACAGCCGATACCCCACCAGCAGTGCCAGACGCTATAGTAAAAGCATCAAGAGTAGCAATTACTGTCTGGGCATCGTTTATGATAATTACCTCTATGGAGCGTATCTTCCTAAAGTCCAATCCATGTACTACGCCCTTATCTCTATCTAAAACCATGTTCCAGTCGCCTATCTTTATCACCTTAGTACACATGCTGTCGCATACTTCATCAATCATGCAGCAGCGATCTTGCGCCGATAATTGCGTAAAAGAAAATAATGCAATCAGTATTAATGCCTTCATTATATTTCGTATTGGATAGTCACCCACCCACGATTAAAAGTAGTAGAGTCATAAATAGTAGCATCAAATGTGCCGCCCGCTAACCTTTGCAATGTTACTGTGCCAGAGTTAATAGCAGATATACCACCTTCGGCTCCATTAGCAGCTGTGAATGCATCAAGGTTAGTAACTAAAGTGGCAGCATCATTCCTTATCATTACCTCTGCTGATCTGATCCCTTGATGATCTGCAATGCCATGAGTTACACTAATATTTGCATTAGCATCCATATCCCAATCGCCAATCTCTATTATTTTGGTACGCAAGTTCTTTAACGTTTCAGTACCGCCGGTGTCTCTAAACAAATAGCCGGTAAATTCTGCCCAAGGAGCTTGAGCTATAGGCAATGTCCCCCCTGTACCATTTACTATGCCCCGTATTTTCTGATATGTTTGTACTGATGCTCCGTTTAAGAATGTCTTGTCTCCTGCGGAGTCAAATGAAGTTTGTTTGGTAAAGGTATTATCGGTGGTATCGTCAATGTCACTAGTACGTGCCTCTACCTTCATCAATTCCCCTGCCAATAATATCCACCCCTCTGTCATAGATTTTGTAGGGTTACTCCCAGTAATAACACACCCTTGTACTTTTAGATTCGCTGAATGATCTGATAAAAATTCATCAAAGAATTGATAAATGGACTCACTCGCTGCTTCCTGGCCTAAAAACCGTCGAATGTCGTCTAAAACAACAGGATGTCCCCCGTTGTCTGTTGTTATAAATCTGTCAGCTGGCATAATTCATTTGTTTTATACTACTCTTATTTCAAATGTCGTCCCTGCGGCGTTAAACAAGTTTATCTGCGACACAATACGTGCCGTCGTGTAATCTGGCTGCATCTCCACAGCTATAGGTATCTCAACAACGTAATCAACAGGAAATGTGTCGGCAACGTTAAAAAAGTACTCTATCTCTTCAAACTGCGTCCAAAAAGTAGGCTGTGAGTCGGGTTCCTTATTCGTTCCATTGGCTATAGATACCCATATAAATCCCTTAAAATGTACGTAATCTTCAGGCGAAGCCACATAGGCGGTGCCTGAATCCCAGTTGTTGAACATATAAAACCTAGTTGCCAGCTCCGCCGTGTTATGTATATACTGGAAAGGAAGGTTATTATTGTTGTTAATCACTATCCTTTCTTTAACTGGGTCGTAATAGTCATTGAGCCACTTCTGCAAGTATATGGTACGAGCATCAAAGGCCACAAAGTTGTTTATGAACCTTTCTAGCTGAAACAGTGATGGGTTCTCTTGCCCAAAAGCCCTAACTGCCACGCCGTCATCATTAAGGGTCTGTAGGGGTTTAAAAGCTGAATACAGGATGCGTAAGAATAGCGGTTGCCTTAAAAACCAAGCTATTGCCTGTTTTGCTAAAGTCCTAAATGTTATTCTAAAGAGCATTTCAATGTGGCCCTGTATCAAGATCACCACCGCAATGGCATTTATCGCATCGGCATAAATAAGATGGGCCTAAAGACATTTTCGTAACATCAATAAGCATTTCCCAGCCTTTAACACTAGGCGTAAATAGAAATCGGATATATTTAATAATTCTTTTCATATACTTACATAAGTTATGTAAGAAATCGAGTCCCATTCAGTCAAGTCGAACGCTCCAGCTGGAGCACCTATGCTTTGGTTCGCCTTGAAAAACTTGATAGCGTTACCGTCGTTGAAAGTAACAAAATCATTTGTTGAATATGCCTGTCCCGTAGTGGCATAAACCCCAATAAAGTCAGAGTCTAAACTTACATCGTTTAAGTCACCTATTACGGGTGTAGTTTCGGTACCTGTCTCATCAACTGTTGCCAAGTAGCCTGCATTTGGACTGTATGTCTCTGTCTGCACAGCCAATATATCCACATAAGCCACTACGCCATGTGAAGCCTCCACCACATCAGCGATAGCATTCACCACACCTGTTGCCCCCTGTATAGAATCTATCAAGTTCTGAACTCTGAATTGTGCATCAAACGGTAATCCCTGTACACTGTCGGAGTCCACACTTACATAATCGTCTATGGCATCTTGAATAGGTTTAGTAACGCCGTCCGAAATCAACACACCTGCTGAAGTAAGTAATTGCGGGTCATATTCTACTGTCAATCCTAATTTTAAGTTATCAGGGTCATCGGATATATTCAATGTTGAAGTGCCAGCTATTTTAATCTTATCCCAATACACGTTAAAGGAAGCCAGTTGAGCTGCGGTAAGTTTCTCAGTAACACTTGCTGTCACCTTTGCTATTTTGGTAGTAACCACGCCGCTTATGTTCCTTGAGGAAGCATGTTTAATGATCTTAGCAGCTATAGCATCGGCACTAGTGGTATCGGTGTATTCAAACTTCCGTGTTGCGTCATTAAATACCAATGAGAACCCATCTTGGAATAGCTTTGCCTCCCCTGCATACCAAGGTAATGTTCCGGGCGTTACGGCTAATGCTGCTGCCTCAATATCTGTTACGTGGCGGTCAAAGAGCTGTTCGTGTACAAATATCCCAAAAGCCATGACCCACAAAATAAGCCTCCATATAGCTACCTTTGACCCACTAGTTAGATCGTCTAAGAATGTTTGTGCTGAATCAGGGTTAGGCACTAAGGCATCCAAAGAGGAAAACGTTTCCTTCTCGGTTACCATTTCGTCAAAGATTACTTGGATTGACCTTCCCATTACTTATTAGCTTCTTTTTGTGCTTGTTTAACTGCTTCTATTAATTGCATTTTTGCTTCATCAGTAGCTTCAATTGAGTTTACAATTTCTTCAATATCGTTACCTGATCGTTCAGACATAAACGCATACAATTTAGCCACTTTCGGCATAACACTTGTAACCTCATCGGGGTCACTTAGCGAAGCCTCCGCATCCACCTCTATGCCTATAGCCTCCGTAACAGTGTCAGGCTGGAACCTATAGAATGGTGAAAGCTCTTTTATCATTACCGACTTTTGCAGAGTTGTCACGGTGTCCTCGGTAGCGAACTTTAAACTCAACCCATCACCCAACATGCCAAATTTTACCATGCGCGGGATAAGGTCGTCATTTACCACAAAGCGTATATTACGCAGAAAAGAGGCTATAAACTCCATGAATAGTCGCTCCTGAACTTCGGCAGCACCCACAAAAGCCTTCTCGTCGAACATGGCTACACCACCGGCAAAAGCCTTGCTTATCTCTTGGTTAGATACCTTTATAGGCTCAATGAACACATCTTCAGCATCAGCCTTTACGCTCTCAATAAGCTCTATGTCATCATCAGTATCGAACACCCCCCATGCCTTAGAACCCATATTTTCTAGCATCTTCTCCATGTTCTTACGCCTTTCGGGGTCGCGGATGTCAGTCTTTCCTTTTCTGATAGGCATACCAAACAGCTCCGAGAACTCCCACATAGCAGCAAACAAGTGTCTTTTAGCGATAGCGTGAGGAGCAGCTTTATTGAACAGCCCCAATGAGTCGTCGCCTATCATGATAAACCAATCCCTATTTTGTCGCGCCGTATAATCAAAGGTATTGGTCTCTGATTTATCAGAGAACCTACGGCGTGCATCCAGTAATACTATATTTTCTTCAGGAACCACGTTTTCACGCGGCACACTCATTATATCAGGGAAAGCATCATCAACAACACTTCCTAGCTGAACTAAAGTATAACCGTAAAACCTAGACTCTACCACAAAGTCAACGAACTTAAAGTACCACTGCCTTTCAAATATCAGCGTAGCCTCTTCGTCCACCTCTCCGTTGGAGTCAACTATCTGCACATCTTTGGACTTACATTTGTTCTTTATGGACTCTATGATACCTGTTACGTGACCATCATCATTGATGTCATTCCACAGCTCTATTAAGTCTTTACGGGATGGGTTTTGCTTCCGTTTAGCTGCCTCTTGAGCCTGTATCCACTTTGCAATGTCACGGTTGGTTAAGAACAGACTCTTTTTTATCAGCCGTTCGGTGACTTGCACCCTTTGGGGAGCCTTCACATCCACATTCTGGACACTGCTAGTATAAAGACCGTTTACATCTTCAAATCTCATTCTTCTTTAAGATATTTTACTATGAGGTTCGCTATTATCCTTCCCATTTTCCACCATACTATAGGGAGCCATATTACAACAGACAAAATACCTATTATTGTCATGCTCAGGGCTTTCCCTATTTTGGGTGCTCCCCTTGTTATCTTCAAGCCCAAATATTTCCTTGTCTCTGTTAGCCATTGTTTAAACTTTATCCACTTTGACATTCTTACAAAATATATGTTACTCCTGGTTTTGGCACAAACATAAGAGAGAACTCTACCCCTAGCTTTTCTGCTTGCTCAACCGCATCATTAGGTTCTACACCCTCTGCAATGATTGTATCATTGATAATATCTATTGCGACCCATCTTGAATCAGGGTTTGTTGTTTTTATTACCATCTGAAACGGTTT